TTTTAGGAGGATATAAAAATGACAGGACAAGAAAAACATACAAGATTGACGTTGGACGAAATGATAAGACGTTCAGAGCAAGTAAAGGAAGCAAAGAGCAAAAATAAAACAAAGGAATTGTACGTTGAAAGCCTTGACGGTACAATCACAATAACAAAACCAACAAGAAATCAAGTAAATGACGCAATGAATATGGATGCGTCTTCAGGCGAATCGGATGCATATCTGGTGTATGAATGTGTGACAGAACCGCCACTGAAAAACAAACAACTGCAACAGGCATATGGCTGCCAAGACCCATTAGATATTATTGACAAAATATTTGAACCGGGCGAGGTATTGAATATCTCAAAAGCTGCATTAAGTTTTGCAGGTTATGTTGACGATAGCGTTAAGGCGGTTGAAGAACTAAAAAACTAATTGAACGCAACGGTGATTTTGAGTTAATACATTACTACGTCCAACGTGGTTTTGATTGGGACAGAATTGCCGGGGCTACGGGAAATGAAAAGGCATTTTTAAGAGCCAGTATGATAAAAGCATACGAAGAAGAAGCTGAAAAGATAAAAGCAATGACAGGAGGCGGTTGATGTGGCAAAAGGTAGAAACATAGGAGCAACACTGTCGTTGAAAGCCGGAAACTTCTTTGCAAATATGAAAAAAGCCCAAAATGAAAGCAATAATCTGCGTAGTACATTGAACAACACAAGCAAAAAAATTTCTGAATTGGGAGATAAAGCTAAAGTTGTTGGCAGTGCCGTTGGTAAATTGGGCAAAGGGTTAGCTATTGCTGGAACGGCAGCCGCTACCGCAGTAGGAACAATGGTAGCAAAATCAGTCAGTTCATTTGCTGATTATGAACAGCTGACAGGTGGTGTCGATACATTGTTCAAAGACAGTTCGGCGGCAGTACAGAAATATGCAAATGATGCATACAAAACCGCAGGTTTGTCAGCTAATAGCTATATGGAAACAGTTACAAATTTTTCGGCATCACTGATTTCAAGTTTAAAGGGCGATACAGCAAAGGCGGCGGATTATGCAAATTCAGCGTTGGTGGATATGGCTGATAATGCGAATAAGATGGGCACGAATATGACAGACATTCAAAATGCCTATCAAGGTTTTGCAAAGCAAAATTACACCATGCTTGATAATTTAAAACTCGGTTACGGTGGCACACAAGCTGAAATGAAACGACTGCTTGGCGATGCACAGAAACTTACCGGACAGAAGTATGATATTTCATCATTTGCCGATATTACACAGGCTATTCATGCAATCCAAACGCAAATGGACATAACGGGAACAACGGCAAAAGAGGCAAGCACGACAATAAGCGGATCGTGGGGGTCACTGAAAGCGGCGTTTGAAAATACTCTTGTCAGCTTGACAACAGGCGGAAAAATGTTTGATCAGAGTTTGGATGCACTGGTTGATTCAGCTAAGACGTTCGGGCAGAATGTTATACCGGCAATAACGGGTGCGTTAAGTGGCGTAGGTTATTTGATTGATGGTTTAGCGCCTACCATAGGCGAAGTTATTCCGCCGTTAATTAATGATTTGGCTCCTACATTGGCAAATAGTGCGGCATCTTTAATATCATCATTGGTAAACGGTTTAGTACAGAATGCTTCACAGTTTTCAAATTGTTTAAATAATATCGTTGTTGTGGCTGTTACTGGACTGTCTGCCGTAGTTCCTAAGTTATTAATTGCAACATCACAGATTGTAGGAAATTTAATGCAAGGATTATCCAATTCTATGCCTCAAATTATAAGTGGTGCGGTAACTTTGATAGAGGGGTTGGTTGACGGATTAGTGGATAATGTTCCTTTATTGGCTATGGGGGCAGTTCAGCTTGTTACGTCATTAGCTAACGGTTTGATAGAAAATTTACCGAGAATAATAGATGCAGGTGTAAATCTGATAACAGGAATTATTAGTGCGTCATATTCGATGATGCCCCAAATTATACAAGGCGGAATGCAGTTGGTCGTAAACTTAGCAGTCGGACTGGTACGGGCAATTCCGCAGTTGATAGCGGCTTTACCGCAAATAACGGGTGCAATCGTAAAAGGCTTTATGTCTGTTAATTGGTTTGATTTGGGTTTGCAGTTGATAAAGTCAATTTGGGAAGGTATCAAATCAATCAGGAGCGAGATGTGGAACGGAGTCAAAGAAAAAACGTCAGAATTATGGGGCGGTGTAAAAAATGTTGTATCGGAAAAACTGAACAACATAAAAAGTAC